CTTCTTTGCTTTTTGTTTTCCAGCCGCAGCCTATGCTGAAGTTAGCTATAGAATCACCTGCCGGGGTAACTCGTAGCTCTACATCCTTGCCAAGCCGACCTATGAAACTACATTGATTCAAATCAGACATTATTTTTTCTCCAGTTGTTTAATTGCGTCATCTACTTCACCTAAAAACTTAACTACTTCTGTTTCCATCTTAGCTATTAGATCGTTATCTCTCCGCAGTCTTGAGACAAATAGCTGTAGATGGTCTGGCACTCGTGGGTCGTAGCTTACAAAGTCGCAATAAGTTGCGTCAGTTACCCACATCTGACACTGCATCTGATTAATGTAAGCAGCAGGTGGCTTGTTATCGAGTCTATATCCTAGATGCGTCTGGGTGTTAGGACACTTGATCTCGATTAACGCATTAACACCACTGATAATGCCATCAGGAGACGCGCCAAGCCACTTTATCGTAGGATGAAAGCAGAACTCTGCCTCGTCTACAAAATAGCCTGTATCGGCCTCATAGCGTATTCTGGCAAGAGGTTCATGGTCAGTACCCCACTGCATCGCAGCATTATTGAAACTGTCAGCTACTTGACCAGAAACACGTTCTGCAATGATCTGCATCCTGTACTTCTGTCGGGTAACAGCTTCTCCTGCCTTACCCTTTGCTAATACATCGCTCATCCTAGACGCTGTGACATGGCCTAGCCGTTGTGCAAACCATTCTGGTGACCCCTGAGCTATCATTTTAGAAAGTACCTCCCAATGACCTTGCCGCTATCAAGCCAGACGTTCTCTGTATGGATGTTATAGCCCATGCAGCGCAGGTCATAAACCCTAGCTGACAGTCTCATACATTGAGCTTCTTTCATTGCATCCAGAGATGTTAAGCGCCGCTTCTTCTTTAGTTGCCCTAGTAGCCAAAAATTTTGTGATGATGGACTCATGATAATTCTCCTTTGCGTTTGTTTTTAGAGTTAGCTAGACGGATCGTTGCTTCTGGATTGCTCTTAAACGTATCAGCAGCCGGGAAGTAATTAGTCTTTAGCTCTTCTATTGTTTGACTAGACTCAATCAAACTAATAGCTTTCAGCAGCTCTTCTTCTACTTCAGCTTCATCTACTTCAGCTTCATCTACTTCAACTAATGGCAAATCTTCACCAGCGTAGATATATAAGCCGATGCCATGCAGTGCAATAGCTTTGGCTAGGCATCTCTGCATTGCCGTATTTACATCCATTGCAGTAGGATTTTTAATTGCCTTGTTTTGGTAGTCTAAGACAGGTAGCTGTGCAGTCATTGTTTTGCCAAACGCTGTGACACTGCAAAAGACCATCATCGTCTCGCCAAACATCTTTGGCTCTCCATACTTCCAATTTGCTGACGGATCATCTTCCAGCAGATAGTGAACAGCCCATGCCCAAGAGAGGTATGTTAATTTTCCTTTCTTCTCAGTATGTTCGTTTACATTGATTTGCCGGAGGTCGCTGTAGAGTAACTTAGTCATATCATATTCCTTTCATATATGCCAAAATGGCACTTGTATTATAACTGAGATTACGAACTATGATAGAACTAAATTTACCCTACCCGCCAAGCGTAAATACTTATTGGGGTTTTCGTGGATCGCGGCGGTTTCTGACTAAGACAGCTAATGACTTTAAGCTAATAGTTAACCTTGCCGCTAAACGAGCTAGGTTTGGCGATGATAAAGTAGGTCTGGAGATACTGCTTCATGCACCAGATAGAAGGCGTAGAGACATAGATAATGTACTCAAGCCGCTTATAGACGCTCTACAGGCTGCTGGCGTATTTGACGATGACTCGCAGGTAGACCAGTTGATGGTAGCGCGTGGCAGCGTGATTAAAGGCGGTAGTTGCGTGGTTAAAATAAAAAGTTTACAAGAGTAGAAATCTGATCTATGCTTCTTACATCGGGATCGCAATCCGATAGCCAAAAGACACGATTAAAAATGCAATCAATCAGTTTTCTGCGTGGTGAAGAAAGGGTTTATATACCTTTGTCTGTCTATGGTCTGTGTTCCTGTCGGGTTGCTCCCGGCCTTCACCACACAGGGAATTGATATGCACTATTACAAACGCAATCTAGGTGACTACGCAAAAAAGGCTGGCAGACTTTCTCTGCTACAGCACGGTTCGTACACGGTCTTGATAGATTCGTGCTATGACCGTGAACAGTTCCCTACTTTAGAGCAAGCGATTGAGTGGACTTGGGCAGACTCAGTAGAGGAGATTGAGGCTGTTAAGTTTGTTTTGCGTAAATTCTTCATACTTGAAGATGGTATTTATGTACAAAACCGCATTCGTGAAGAAATTGCTGAGTATCACGAAAAGGCTAGTACAAACAAACGAATAGCAATTGATCGTGAAACTAAACGAAAGGAAATCAACACGAACCGTGAACGAACCGTTGACGAAGCGCCACCTAACCATAAACCATTAACCAAGAACCAAGAACCAGTAACCAATAACCAAGAACCAAGAACTAAGAACCAAGAACCAAAAGAATCTAAGTCAAAAGAATTGCGCGAAACGCGCTTAATTATTCCCCCAATTCAGATTCCTGATTGGATTCCTGTAGACGCATGGAATGACTTTGTAGACTCTAGGAAGAAACTTAGGAAGCCTCTGACTCAAGGTGCTATAAAACTGGCTATCTCTACTTTGAGCAAGCTAAAGTCTGAAGGCAACGATCCTAAAGAAGTTATTGAGCAATCAATCCTGAGTGGTTACAGTGGTCTGTTTCCCGTCAACAAGGGTAAGCAGTCAAACACAGATCAAAACAGGGCGGTTATAGAAGCATTTAAATTAAAGTTAGATCAACAAGAACAGCAAACACAAGGAGAAACCTATGACCACGAATGAGAAGAAGGAATTTGCTGAATTTATAGCAAGCATATTTGAAATATACAGCGCAAAGATAACACCAGCTTCAATCATGATCTGGACAAATATGATGAATAATTACCCGTTCAGTGTTGTTAAAGACGCGCTTTTACATCACGTTCAGCATTCTACTTTTGCGCCGAAACCTGCCGATATGATTAATTTCGTAAAGAGTAAGGACGGTAGACCTAGTGCAGACGAGGCATGGGCAATGATCCCTAGAAACGAGTCTGTTAGTGCCGTACTCAGTCAGGATATGCTTACAGCTATGGGTGCAGCCCAGCCCTTGCTAGACGAAGGCGATCAGGTAGCAGCTAGAATGGCATTTAAGGAGTCTTACAATAGACTTATCGCTGAAGCTCGTAATAACTCTATACCAGTAGAGTGGTTTCCTAGTCTGGGAGATGACAAGTATGGGCGAGAGGCTGTTATTAAAGAAGCAGTAAGACTAGGCCGTATCTCTGAAGTACACGCACAGAAGCTACTACCAAACATTACAAATTTCACTGAATTGATGAGGTTGTCATGAACTGGCCTGTAGGTTCACAGTATGCAGACCTGACTGGCAAAGGGTCGTTTGTTGGTATAGCTGATGAGATATTTAAGATTACGACACTAAACCTAAAGAAAAAGCAGTCCGAAAGTATGCAGAGAATTATGCGAACGGTCGAGATGCGTGACTACAAACGAGAGAGTAGAGAGCGTCCGACTAAGCGCATGACAGAGGCCATGAAGTCTATCGTTAAATACATCAAAGCCAATCCCGGTGTAGAACGTGCCGAAATCTTAAAAGTAGTCTTTAACTTTAGTGTCATATCTCCGTCCAGCTTGGGCAGTAATCTTAACTCTCTGATTGCTCAGAAGATAATAACCAGTAACGGTCGCACCACTAAACGTAAATTTTATGTAATAGAGGCAGAAAATGACTGACACCATAAATCCATTCAAAGCCCTAGACTTCATACGCGACAATGCAGAAGCCTATGCTCAGGCAAAAGCTCACCTGCTGTACCTGACTGAGTTCCGCAAGACTAAGAAAGCGTTACTCATGATCGAGTCAGACGCAAAGACAGAAAGTGCCAAAGAAAGTTACGCCTATGCTCATGATGAATATATCGAACATCTAAAAGCCCTAGCAATGGCCCTACAAGAGTCTGAGAGGCTGCGTTGGCTCATGGTAGGGGCAGAGGCTAAGATAGAGGTCTGGAGGTCACTGGAGGCTTCTGCACGATTAGAGATGAAGTCTACGCAGTGAGCAAGAAAAAAGACTACGCAAGAGTAGCTGAGATTGGCTGTATATTGTGCCGACATCGTGGGGTGTATGATACTCCGGCAGAGCTACACCATATCAGGAACGGTGGTAAGCGAGAGAATGCGCCAGTTATACCGCTATGCCCTGAGCATCACCGGGGTGCTACAGGAGTGCATAATCTAGGTTCTCGTGGCTTTGTTCGAGTGCATGGTATTAGTGAAGAAGAACTATTAAGCGATCTAATCTTTCTAATAGGATAAATATGAATAATAAATTTATGAGGCGTTTTAGCTACCACGAATGGCTAATGATCGGCATAGCTGTTACTCCGATAGTCGTGATTCTAGTCATAATTGGGTATCTCATAGGATTGATATTATGAATAACAACAGTGATAACAGAGATGAATTAGCAGCAATGGCAATGGTAGGAATTGTAAGTGGTATAGGAAGGGTTGTTTTTAATAGTACAGACTGCACTATGACTGCAAATTCTGCTTACAGAATAGCTGATGCAATGATAGCTTGCAAAAAGGGTTGGCCTAAGCCGGAGGTTAAATGACTGAGTTACTACTTTGGTTAACCATGACGGTGTACTTTGAAGGTCGGAGTGAGCCTAGTATTTGTCAGCAAAAAATAGCCAGCGTAGCCTTAAATCGCATGGGGCCAGACGGCGATATAAAGAAGGTTATCTTAGCTCCATACCAGTTTAGCTGGGTTCCTGAGAAGATGACTAACGGCGTACTGAAGCCAGAACATAGACCTAACAAAGAATCGGCAGCATGGTTAAAAGCAGAAGATGCTGCTAGAACTGCGCTATACTCTCAAGCTAGCTTTCCAGCAACGCATTTCCACGCTGTAACAGTCAATCCAAAGTGGGGTAGGCCGTTCTATAAGACCTGTGGGAATCACCATTTCTACTTGTAGGAGTCATTATGAAATCACCAGCTTGGACTAGGGCCGAAGGACAGTCAAAATCTGGAGGGCTAAACGCCAAAGGTAGGGCATCATATAACGCTGCTAACCCAGATAAGCCCGGTCTAAAACCACCACAGCCACAAGGTGGAGCTAGAAAAAGATCATTCTGCGCTAGGATGGGTGGAGTTGATGGCCCAATGACAGATGAGCAGGGTGATCCTACTCGTCTAGCCCTAGCACTAAGAAAGTGGAAGTGCTAACGATTAAGTCGGCTAGGGAGACATCCTGAAAATGTCTTGCGTGGTCGCGGTCGGGAAACCCGTTTGATCCTCGATAGATAACCGCCTGACTTATTATGACAACACGCTTTTGTATGCAGTGCCAGAAGTCTATTTATGTTCCTGACGGAGATGTTAGCGAATGGAAGCCTGTCTACAACAAGCTGGGAAAAGTGACTAGACGAGTCTGCCCTGCGTGTGCTGCTGGTAGGAAGAAGTTTGATGCTACGGGAGTGTACAAGAAGTAGTTATATCAATTTATATACTAAAACAGGTATAACTACTTAATTAACGACTGCTCTCTGACCCATTCTTGTAGACTGAAGAGAGTGGTAGAGTTTTCGTGGCAGATACCGTAATTCCTGATGACTGTTTCGAGAGCGTCTGTAGCGGTAACGGCTTGAGCAGTAACGGTTCCCTCATCAGAATCTCTGGTGGTGTCGGAAACCGCATTGTAGACAGCATTGTCGTGGAGCATCCTCCAACCGCCAGACAAATTAACAGTATCTTGTACATAGATTGGTATCTCCTTTATGATCGTTCTGCTCTTTCCTTGCACAATCTGTACTCTGTCCACATACTTTGTGACCGTTTGATCTGAAACCACAGCCTGTTTGATCCCTGTCTCAATTGAGTGGGCCTGCGCCTCGATTGTAGCCTCATAGCAAGCACTAACTCCCCATTTGTGACCAACGTATAGACCAGCAGAAAATAACGCAGCAGCGAGCGTTGTACAGATAGCAATTTTACTGCTTAGAGATAGTGCCTGTAATCCAGCCCATATCATGGTTTGAATGTTCGCTTCGAAGACAAGGGTTTGCGCGTGGAAAGGTGACACCAGTTTGGAGTTGATGCTGGCTCTTCTCTGTACAAATCATACTTAATTAGTGCGTCAGGCTTTGCATCCAGCCACTTATCTAGGCACTGGTCACGATCCACTATGTCTATTGCCATTCCTAGCTTATGTGCTGACTTTGACGAGCCTGTGGTGCTTGTAGGAAGCCTAAAACCGCCATCACCGCCCTTAGAGCCTGAGACTAACGTACCTGTAACCTTATTGATCTCCGGCAGCTTGCCAGTGTCAGTTGTATACGCAGCTAGTAAGTTATTCACGCGGTATAGTAAAGTTAAAGCGTTTAGATTGTATTCATTAGGGTGAGGCTTATCACCAAAGTAGTCTTGTAGCGTAATCATTTAATGGCCTCTGAGGTGTAAAAGCGAAGCAC